CCTCGATAAACGCGGCGAAGTTAGGATTCGGTCGCGTCGGCGCCTGAAACTTCATGGTCTGCCCGGGCTGTAGCGTGTTTTGTATGAGCGCAAACTGCCCGGTTTCTACTGTTTGGATCCCGTACTCTTTGGTTGCCGGGTTTGTTTCAGCTTGCGGAAGATTCGGCTTGAACTTGACCGCCTTCGGGTCGGCGGAAGCATCCTTGTCGGTCTCAATCGCGGCCATCCATGCCGCCGATGCGACAACCGCTTCCATTTCGGCGATGTCGTACTCGGTCAGGCGAGAGAGCTCGTAGACTACGCTATCAAGCTCAGGGAATCCGCGCGATTGTCCCACGGTCTCACGGTTGGCGTGGTGAACGATAAACCGGCGGCCACTGCGGGGACCGGTTGCCGGAATGCGTACATGGGGTTTACTGATATCGTCCTGCACGTAAATTGCGGTAAGTCGTCCGGCGTTATCGTACTCGATGCCCTCGCGGATTTCCGCGCCTCGCTCGGTAACGGCTTTGACTGTCCGCCCGTCATATGGCGTGCTGATCTGGTCGGCGTTGAGGAACTGAAACGATACCGGCGATGTACGATCCGCGCCGTTGAGGTAGTGCACGATTGCGGTAACCTCGCCGTCTACCTCAACGGCTCGCATCGCCATCCGCTGAAGCTGCGCAAAAGTTAAAAGCCCGGTGTAGTCGGGCTCCGTACTCTCGGCGTACATGCGCCATTCGCGCTCAATCTCGGACGTTTTTTCGTAGCGGGCCTCATCGTCGCGCGGTGCTTGCGGAATCGCCTCCCATAATGGCGAGGACTCCCAGGTCAGACCGGTGTTGACTGTGGTGTCAACAATGCGGGTAACAAGGCCATGCGCGATTGTGCTCTCACGGTAGATACCGCGCGCGCGCTCGCGGAGTTGGTAGTGATCATAGTTTGCGTAAGTGCCAAAAGAAATAGGACCATACTTGGCGCTGCCGTATTTGTGCGATGGTTGCGGGTTGCCAAACGAGCGGGTAGATGCGGCTTTCGGTTGTGCGGTAGGCGTGCGGGTAAAGATGCGCTTGATACCGTCAAGCATGCTCACCGACGCACCTCCCCAGATGTTACGTAGGGATCTCCGCCCATAGAGAGCATACGCACAAGCTCCGCGCGGTATTGTCGGAGTTGACCGAGAGATGCACGAGTGACGGACTGCTTGCCGTGGCCGGTGTCGAGGCTATAGGTCTGTCCGAGTAGTACCGCGCCAATTGCGGCGTCTACCTCATCGATTCGCGTTTGAATCTCTGCCGTCGTGATAAGCAACCCCCCTTGCAAGAGGCCCGGTGTAAGCCGGGCTCGACAGGGTTTCCTGTGTTTCCCTGCGCTTTGCTTATTATTAGTTTACGGCATATATATGTGTTGCAATATAGGTTATTTAGTGTCTACCGCTATATGTAGCGGTTTTGGGTGCTGTTTTTCGGCGGTCTCGTATGAATTGAACCGATATCCGCAAGATTGACAGATTCGGCGGCGCTCAATCATGCCTTTTGTCGGGTGCTCTGTGCGTACTACCCGCGTATCTCCTCCGCACTTCGGACACTTCATTCCCCCTCCCGTGGTGCAACGTAATCCCAAAAGTCAGGCCATGACATGCTCTCGCCTGCCGACTCTTCGTAGACTGCTTTGAGCGCGTAGACCGCTGCGAGTGAGTACACCCGGCAGTCAAGCTGCTCGTTTCGCCGTCCTGCGTTATCGAATACCATACGCCCGTTTTTATCTGCGCGCGGCACTTCGGCTGTGAGCTGTAAATAGTGCTGCCGTGAGTAGTCCGCTGGAAAATGGCAGAAGCCATCACGTTGTGTCTTGCCCGGTATCCACTCTCGGTTAAGGTAGCGGTAAATCTCCTGCTTGAGGATGTTCGTGTTGATATCGATGCGCCCGGTCTGCCGCCCTTTGACCGGCATGAGCTTTATGTATTCGCGGTTTTGCGCTATGACGTCCGATCCCATTACCGGGTGTACACCTGCCTCGAAACTGTCGGCGAACTCGTAGACAACGTCCGTGCGGAAGCCGGCGTCGACGGCTGCGAGGTTGACCGGTAGCCCTGCGTGCTCTGACTCGATGATTCCCCGTAGCGATTGCCACGCCTCAGACTCAAGGTCAGCGGTATCGCCCTCAAGGACGTGATAGGCAATCGACCATGATTCTTTACCGCGTCCCCATGCGACTATCTCGCACTCGATGCGGTCCCCCTGGATGTCCGCGCCGATCGTGCAAAATACCGGGTCGTCGTCCTCCGGGAGTGTGCCTGCAAAGTAACGGCGCTCGCGGGTCAAGATAGCCTCAATGCGCGGTCGTTCCGACTCGTCAACAAACGGCTCACCGAGAAACGTGTTGACCCATATCTGCATTTCAGCCGGCGGCTTGCCCTTGGCTTTCAGGTCGAGAAAATCCATAACGCCGCTTTCCCATCGGCGGAAGCCAACCGGAGAGAGTAAGCCGGGTACGTGGTAGGATCTCATCCCCGGTCGGCGCGGTACTACGGTTGGTCGCCATTCACCGAGCGGCAGGAAGTAATCTTTGTCCGCGTTCGACCAATGCCCGCCGCACTTCTCACACTCGTAGCGCACCGATGAGCGTACAATTTTTCCGTCCTTGTCTACCTCGACATCAAGGCGGTAATCGTCGTCGTAATCAAAGTGCAGATTTGCCCACGTTAACGGTTGCATGTGCCCGCAGTGCTTGCATGGTACATAGTACTTCCGCTGGTCGCCCTCGTCGTATAGGCGCTTTATAAGGCTATGTTGCTCAATGGTCGGCGTCGATGTCCAGAGGATTTTGTAGGACTCTGAGAATGCGTCAACACGTCGGCGGATAAGGCCGATAACGTCTCCCTCCTTGCCAACGGTCACGCCCCGGAAGCCGTCGAGCTCGTCAACGTAGATATCTTTGAACGACATTGACCTGAGCTTTGCGCCGCTGTTTGGACCGGCGGCCATAAGGAATCCGCCGGGAAACTCCTTGCGCGCTTTCAGGTCGCCGGTCTTGCGCTGCGTTGCCCGCTTGTGCTGCGACTTGATAAGGTGCGATAGGCCGGAGGAATTAATCATCGCGTCAATACGCAGCTCCATCTGCGTCTCGGCCATTGTTGCATCGCCGGAGACGTAGAGCATTGGAGACGGAGCGGAATCAATCTTGTAGCCGATCCAGTTTTCGCCAAGGCCGACCGTCGCGGCAATCTGCGTGCCCTTTAGTACCGCCACCTCTCGCACCGGAGACGACTCACTCAACGCGTCGGCAATCTCGCGCATATACGGAATCATGTCAAACGAAAACGGGCCGGGATACGACGTCAGTCCTCGCGGTAGCACACGGTGAGTCTCGGCCCACTCGCTGACCATGAGCCTGTTGATTTCCACCGGCATGATTTCGCGGAGTATCTGCGCGTTGAGATAGGCCATTCGTGCGCGGTCGCTTGCGCTGATAAGGTCACTCGTCATCGTCGTCTACCTCCACCGGCATATCCGCCATGCGCTGAATTTCTTTCGCCGCTTGCTCAACCGATTTTTTAAGCGCCCGTTTGACTTCCTTCTCCACCCGGTCACGGAGCTTGGTATCACCACGCGCTACCCGCTGCCCCACCGACAAGATGTTGTTACGGACCGCCGATGCCCACGCACCCCATCCGCCGCGCACAACGTCCAGCGGAATTAGGTCGCGTTTCAATTCCGCGTTCTGGAGCTCCACCTTGATAGACCGCGCCTCAAGATACCGGATCTCCTGCGCGAGTTTATCGGCCTCCATGCCGCCTTCGTCGTTTTCGGTCTTGTTGAACTTTTCCCACTCTCGGTGGAAGTGCCCCCGGATAAACACACGGTTGATCGGGTCGTTGGTGTCGTAGGTTTTATTCGCCGTAGGTATGACGTGACCATCTTTTTTCGCACCCGTGATGCGCTGAGGAGTGACGCCAAGTAGCTCCGCAAACTGTTTGCCGTTTAGCTCCATTCATTTCACCTATATTCCAAAAACCCTATGTGGTGAGAAAAACCGGCCCGCGGGAAAAAACCCATCTATCCCCCACCCCCCGTCAGAAGAACCTATCAATCCCGCAACCTTTATACCTTGTTCACACTCACATGGTAGCCCCGGTACCCTCCGTCCTTGATTGCGCTCCGGTACAATACCCTTAGCGGCTCATAGTCCCGATCACCCGCAAAGTGAATCATCGGACAAGCATAGAAGCCACGAGAGAGGATCACTGCGTATGGTGTCTCGCCGGCACCTGTCACGCTGTACGGCTGATACCCGCATAGCCCTTTGATATTCACATGCCCCTGGTGGATAGCCATGTGCCGGGTAAGTTTCCGGCGCGCCTTCATCTTTTCAAACATCTAAGACTCCTTTCGATTTTAGGAACTCTTGCATCGGCTCATACTCGCGCGGGTCAACGTCCGCCTCCATCGCCTCAAACCACAACCTCAACCACTCGCCTGTATCGCTGTCTGGCCCTGCATCTTGCAAAAGCGGAACGGGTGGCGAGGACAATTCGGGATACGCCTCGGCTACCTCACATAGTGCTGTCTCGATCGCTATCACGTCCGGCACGGTGCGATACTGAGCAGATACGGTGTGTATCACCGTGGTGTACAAAGCGGATAGCGCACGCTCACCGGTTGGTAGTATCTCAGCTACCTTTTTCTTCATGGATAGCGGGTATGTATCGCGGTAGTAATCTTCGATTTGCTTTATCCATTTGGATTGCAGTTCGGTCAAAATATCATCGCCTCTTCGGTTGCGTGCTGCTTGCTCAACGAGTCCCACACAACGGGCCAACGCGCAATTACACCAGATGGTGTCCACGGTGCTGACTTCCAAAAGTCCGTTCGTGCGGATCTCTTAAGCCGGTCGTACTCAACCATTACCGCCTTGATCAACTCTTCCGCGTCCTCATACGGCGTTTGCTCTATGAGATCCCTCGTGCGTTGTGCGAGTTGTTTGCACTGGTTCCGTTCTTTGCCATAGTTGCCCCACGTCGATGATGGCTGCATCTCAGTCAACGCGTGCTCCCACATTGCGGCAATCGGGTCTTTGTGTACGTGCTTTGGTTTGCCGGTTGGTGCGGGTGAGGTAACAGGAGTTTCCACCTCAGAGGCGTCAGCCTCCGCCGTAGGCGCGCCCCTAGTTAAATCAGTATCAGTATCTAAATCAGAATCAGAATCAGAATCAGA